CTGATGCGGAAAAGATTGCAGGCATGAACCCTATGCAAGCAGCCTTATATATTGAACGCACAGTTAAACCTAAAGTTGCAGCAGTAAAGCAGAAACAAACAAACGCGCCCAGTCCAGCTACTAAAATTAGTGGCGGCGGTGGCGATAAAGATGCCGGCAAGTACAAATACATTGACGGTGCAGAATTCACATAAAGGAAACAGTCTCTCATGGCTAACAATTTAGCAAGTAACACACAAGCAACGCTCTCCAAAGCTATCCTATCCAGCTTTGAATCTAAGCGCGTAATGTCTAAAACTGTAAACACTCAGTTTTTATCTGATGCAATCAACGCTAACACCGGTGATACGGTATTCATTAAACGTCCGAACCGTTTTAAATCAACATCAACGGTTGATGGCGATATTTCAGGCACCACAGCTAATAGTATTATTGCTGGCAAAGCGCAAGGCAAGGTGCAGAACTTTATCACTGTTGAGGTTGATTGGTCTATTTTAGAGCAAGCCACTCAGCTTAATCAGCTAGATGAGCTAGTTGTAGAGCCAATGATGGATGAAATGGTTGCGACATTAGAAACCCGCTTTGGTGAGTTCGTATTTAAAAACTCTAACCTTTCATTAGGCACACCTGGACAAGCAGTTGATGCGTGGGGCGATGTGGCAAAAGTAGCTGCAATGTGTAAATCACTAAGCTGGCCTAAAGGCGATAGAACTTTATTGTTAAACCCATTCTCTGAAGTTGGCTTGTCTGAAGTTCAGCGTTCAATCGGCACAGCTGATAGTTTAGTTAACCCAGCGTTTAAAGATGCTGTAATTAACTCCAACTTTGCTGGTATGCGCGTAATGACTAGTGACTCACTTGCAACATTTACATCGGGTGCAAGTGCTGATCGTGTAGGCGCTATCAATGGAACACCTAACGCCACATACCTAACAGCTAAAGACACAATGACCCAGTCACTTGTGATTGACGGCCTAACTGCTAACGGCACCGTGAAAGCTGGTGAAGTTATCGAAGTTACCGGTAAATACTACTTAAATCAGTCTACACGACAGGTTATTTTGAACGGTTCAACTGCTGTTAAGTGGCGCGCAACTGTTACCGCTGATGCAACCATTAGCGCAGGCGGCGAAGTCACTGTTATAGTAGCTGGCCCAGCAATTAAAGAATCGACTCAGCAGTACGACACAATAAACGCAGCAATAGCGGACGGTGACGTAGTTACATTCTTAAATGCAACTTCAACATTGTATCAACCAAACATGTTCTATCACAAAAACGCCTATGCTATTGGTTCTGTTCCATTGCCTAAACTAAGTGCTCAAGATGTGCTCATGAAAACTAAAGATGGCTTGCAGTTGCGTTGCTCTCGCGGTTCTTCATTACGTGAGAATAAGCAAATCTTGCGTATTGATTTACTACCAGCATTTGCAGTGCTTAACCCATTCCTTGCTGGACAAGGCTTTGGTAACGCTTAGTTATAAGCTTTAATGAATTAGCCCCTTAATTGGGGCTTTTTATTGAGTCAACGTGTTCGGTAAAGTTTTTGTTAACATCTCTGCTGGCGCTTAAATATACAGGATTCATCAAGCTAGCTGCTGCTGCATTACTAAAACCATAAGCGACTTGCATCACTGGATATCTGGATTCTTCAGCTAACCTTCTAAGCCTCTTGCCATCTCGAGCGGAATTAGTTTCCTTCATAGTCATGCTAGAAGTAACAAAGATATCAACACCATTACGCTGAATTACTTTTATGTGTGGTTTCATTTTTTATAACCTAGAAGTCTGCAATGAACGAAGCTCGTTAAGCCAAGTTGGGGGGATTGGCTTCCTATCCTTTAAATATCTAATCATGGCAGAAATTATTTCATCCTCCCTAGCTAAATTATGAATGCGTTTAGGCTTAAGGCCAATCGGCGGCTTATTAGCTTCTGTAGGCGCACTAGCTACAGGTACATCACGCTTAGTTATTTTAATGTCGGTTCGAATGGGTGCCTTGCTAAACACATCATGACCAGCCATAAATACAGGAATTTCTACAGCATCAAACCCAAGCGCATCGATTAGCGCGTCTAGTTTCTTTTCAATGTTATTCATAAGCCCCCTTATTTATATCAAGTACAACGTAACCAGTGGCATTGGAGATATAGGCCACAGACTGCGTACAAGGTTTGTCAAGAAATCCAGTAAATGTTTTGTCTTGTACTGAATACCTAATACTTTCACAGCAAACAATTTCATAATCACGCCTAAAAAAGCCAACCTTTCTAAATACTTTAACTTTCATAAGTCACCCCTTAATCTGCATATAGGCAAAACGCCCATCTACATAGACCATAGCAAACGCTTTATAATAGTACAACAAATATTACCCAGAGGTATTTATGGCAGAAACATTCGCGATGTATAAGCCGTGCGGCAGAAAAATGAAAGTTTCAGAGGGTTCGATTGATTACGTCATATCACTAGGTTGGACTGATAAGCCAAAAACTCAAACCAAGGCTAATACTCATGGCAGAAACAGCAAAAACATTAATAAGTGACATTCTAGGCGAGCTTTTAAATAGTTCTCCAGAGCAGTCTATGGCACCTGTTGATTTTCAGACAGCGCTTAGGTATTTGAATAGATGGATGTTAGAGCAAGACGCTGATGGTATTAAGCTTGGCTATACAGAAGTTGTAAATCCTGAAGATGTGATCACAGTGCCAGCCGGTGCAATTAACGGGATCATATACAACGTAGTTATACAGCTTTCAACAACCTATGACGTTATTGTCACACCTGAATTAGCAACTAAGGCAAGCAAGGGCTTGAATATCATGATCAAGCTAGGCTCACCAGTATTAGGTTCTAAATACACTTCAAATACGCCAATTGGCTCAGGAAGTTACAGCGATAACTTAGCAGATTTTAATTTTTATTCAGGCTGCTGTGAAGATAGCGCCGCAACGTGTGAGGTTACATAGTGAGTTGCAATTCATTAGCTGCTGATATAACAGCGGCAGTAAAAACCACATCAATAGCAAGCTCTGATGTAATGCCTTTGGTGCGTGAGTCAACGCTTTATGGGTATACATTTGCAACACTGCAAACAGCTTTAGGCGTTACTGGATCTATAGTAAATATAGGTAGTGACTCGGCAGTACAAATACTTAACGTTCCTGCGACCAATACAAATAAAATACGGTCAATACTCCCATTGCAGGGAATTACCGCAACTGTTGGCGCATCAGAAAGCATTGAATTAAAAACAAACTTTGTTAATTCTGGCTCTGCAACAGATGGCAAGCAAATATTAGTTGATCCTACTGCAGCACAGATTAAAGTTAAACGCTTAAAGGCAGGGCTAGGACTCTCAATAACCGAGACGACAGATAGCATATCTTTTGCAACCACAGCTTTAACACTAACAAGTAAGACAGTAATCGTTAGCTCTATGGCCGACTTTCCTGATGCGGTAGATGGGGTTAGGACTTTACTTGAGGCGGATTACGCACTATCAACTGACCTATCAACTGCTGATAGATTTGTTTCACCTACTGGTACACCTTGCGTAATAAGAGCAGCAGATAGAACAATAGTAGGCTTAACATACACTGGCACCGGTGCAATGTTTACTGCTGTAAACCCAACTCTAACTATAAAAAGTCTTGGTATAACCTGCGCAAATGGTACGCTTTTAGATACTACTGGCAGTACGTCAGGGCTAATAAAGCTAACAGATGTAAGTGCAACAGAAGTAAAGAACCTGGGTGTTATTGACTCGGTATCAATAACAGCGACCAGCTCAGTTGTCACTTCACTAACAAATGAAGGCTTTACATTCTTAGGCACTGGAATTGCTGCAAATATCGAATCTATATTATTCAGAAGCATTTCAGCTGGCGTTGAATTGTTTGAATTAGGTACAGCTACATTTGCAAGGTTAGGTATAAATAACATATCAGTTAACGCAGGCGCGGCAACATCTGTATTTATCAGTGGTGCAGCAGCAAGCGCGAATATGGAATCTGGGGTCGTTGCAAATGTTACCGGAGTGACAATCGGCGGAGATATGACCTCACTTAGTGGGGTCACGGCATCAGATGATCAATATGATTTTGCTAACTGCAACACAATACCGCGCACCAGACCTGATGCATTTATGGTGTTTTTATCTGCAACAACTACAACTTTAAGTGCCGCAACACCCGCGCTAATTTCTGGAACATGGACAAGCGTTAGAACAAGTCATATGGCAGTTACGGCAGCAGGTAGGGCAACATATACAGGCGAAAATGGCGGCACATTCCCAATAATTGCAACTATTACAGCGCAGCCAGTTAGTAGCACAAACAAAGTGATCAACTTTTATTTTGCAAAAAACGGGGCGGTAGTTGCAAACAGTAAAGTTAAAGCAATTATTAGCAACGCAATACCAGAGCAGCACACTATATTATGGCAAGACGCTTTAGTTAAAGGCGATTATTACGAGGTATTTGTCGAGTCTGCTGACGGTACAAATGTACAGATAGACAACGCTAAATTTGCGGTGAACTAATGGGCCAACCAGTGCCAGTTTCTTTAGGCGGCGGATATTATGTATCTGATAGCTTGCCGTTATCTAATCAGCGATGTCTTAACGTTTATGTAGACATTCCACAAGCAGCAACCTTATCAGAGGCAGTCTTGAAAGGCACTGCCGGGCTAAAGCAAATCATAACTAGCGGTGATATAAACCAAATTAATAGGGGCGCACATGTTAAAGACGGCAAGCCTTATTTTTTGAATGGGGAGGATTTATATAGGTTAGATAGAACTATAGATCAAGATGGCAGTGAGTTATTTACACTGGCAACGCTGGGAACTATACCAGGAATAGATAGGTGCTCATTTGCTGATAATGGTACGCAACTAATAATACTAAATACTATTGGCCAAGGTTACATTGTAAATGAAGCAGAAAGCACTATTTTTCAAGAAATTACTGACGTTGACTTTACAACAACCAATGGATCTCCTCAACGTGTAGTTTTTATTGACTCTTTCTTTGTTGTAACCACTGCAAGTAAAAAGATAATAAAGTCTGCAGCAAATAACGGGTTAAGCTGGAGCGCTTTGGACTTTACAACGGCGTCATCTGATCCGGATGCGATAGTTGCGCCGATTGTAGTTAAGAATAAGCTTGTAATAACCGGCTCAGAAACAATTGAAAGCTTTGATAACTTAGGCATATCTGGCTTTCCTTTTCAGCGTAACGGCTTGTTTGTGCAAAAAGGTTGCTTTGCTCCTAACTCGTTAATTAATGTCAATGATGGGTTTATGTTTATTGGTGGCGCAGTAGATGAAAGTCCAGCCATTTGGACACTGAACGGTTCAACACCTCAGAAGATCAGCACCACCGCTATAGACTCTAAACTGCAATCTTTTAGTAGAGAAGAAATAGAGTCATCGTTTGCAATTGCATACGCACAATCAGGCGCTTATTTTGTGGAGTTTTCACTCCCTTCTATAACCCTAGTTTACGACATGATCACGCAGGTATGGCACGAAAAAGAAAGTCAAATAATTAACAGTAAGGGGTTAACTCAAAATACAAAGCATAGAGTTAACAGCTTAGTTACTGCATATAGCCGGCTGCTTTGCGGTGACTCACAAGACGGACGAATAGGCGAGCTAATGCCAACGGTTTACACTGAGTATGGTATGCCGATATTAAGAGCGTTTTCATTGCAACCCTTTGCAGATATGGGCGCATCTATATCTATTAACAGCGTAGAGCTAACCATGGAGTCTGGAGTTGGTAACGCAGCGCAACCAAACCCAGAAATAAGATTAAGCACATCGTCAAATGGCAAAACGTTTAACGATCCAATACCCGCAAAAATAGGGCGAATTGGCGAATATGATACAAGACAGTTTTGGCGCAGATGTGGCAGGTTTTCAAGGTTTGGAATATTGTTTTTTGAATTCTCAGACCCGAATAAATTTAGGGCTTTAAAGTTGCGTATGAATGTAAAGCAGGGAGCACAGCGTGGCCGTTAGCACTACACCACCCGATGCAAATCGACCCATACTTAATGATGATGGGACGATGGAACAGTCATTCAGAACGTGGGTTAACACTATAACAAGAGAAGCTCTAATAATTGGTGAGGGTTCACCCGAAGACGTGATACCAGCCGTTCAAGGGCGTGAATATATGGATTCAAACGGCACAACAGGCAGTTTGATTTACAGAAAAAGAGACTCTGATATTGGTGGCGATAATAAAAAAGGATGGGTTGCGGTGTGATAATAACTAGATCATACGATGAAGAGGATATACAGCGGGTTGTAGTGCCGATGATTAATGATGTCATTGAAGACGGTACAGCTTTTGATTGCTTTGATTTAAACGTAAATCAAGATTGTTGGCTTAATCTTGATGGGTGCGGCTATATGCACTTATCAGCTTATAACAGAACCACTTTAGACATTCACCCATACATTTTAAAAGAAAAGCGTCACCGGTCTATAGAGTGCGGAAAAGCATCATTAAAGTGGGTAGCTGATAACGCTCCAGATATGTACAAAAAGTTAATTAGTCAGGTGCCAAGCATTTACCCTCACATCAAAAAATATACAGAAAGCTTAGGGTTTAAACATGAAGGCACACACACAAAAAGTTTTACCAAAAACGGCCAGTTATATGATCTCTGGCTTTTCGGAATTGAGCGGAGCAGCTTATGAGTATAATTAAAGACACATTTTTTGGCGGTGCAGAGAAGAAAGCAGCTGAAGCGCAAGAGCGAGGGCTAGATCGAAGCATTGAAGAGTTTGCAAAAGGCACTAAGCAAGCCCGTGAAGATGTGATGAGCCTATATCCTTCAGCAGAAAACAACCTACAAGCAGGCGCTCAAGGTGCGCTTGATGTGATGGGCCAATTTTTACCACAGCAAGCCGATGTCTTTCAGCAAGGAAATATGAATGCGCAAAGTCAAATTGCGGGAGGTTTGCCACAAATACAGAACGCATTAATGGGCGGTGCTATTGATTACTCTCAATTCCAGCCAAAACAGGTTAATTATGATCCAAGCGTATTTAGTCAGCAATTACCAGAAATGCAAACGACTGAGCAAGCATTAGCACCAGAAGCGCAAATTTATGGGCCGCAACCTGCCGGTCAATTTAATCCTAACAACTTTTTAGGTGGTCGATTTGGCGCAGGCGGATCATTCAATAACGGCGGTTTTAACATGCAAAATACGAGGATGAGATAATGGTCGCAAATGTTAGCGCATTAAGAAGCTTACCAAATAATATGATGCGCCCTATCAATCAATTAGATGGCAGAAATGGAGTAAGCAATCTTTCACAGCAGGCTTTGTCTCCACAGTCTCAGCCAGCGCAGGTAGGCGGCTCTCAAAATTACGGGTTAGCCGGTGCTGAAGCTGCTATAGGTGGAGGTTTGCAGGGAGGTTTAAGCGCTTTGCAAGGCGGCACAAATCAAGGTCTTGGGCTTTTAGAGGGTGCAGGCAATTACGGGTTAAATCAAATAAACCAAGGGTCTCAAAACGCTCTTAATACATTACAGCAAGGGGGCCAACAAAGCGTAGGTGCTATACAGCAAGGCGCGAATCAAGGTTCGGCAACGCTACAGCAAGCAGGTCAGCAAGCAGCTGGTAACATTAATCAAGGCGCTAATCAAGGTGTCAATACTTTACAGCAAGCAGGCCAACAAGCAGCTGGCAATATTAACCAAGGCACAAATCAAGGGATTAACACCTTGCAACAAGGCGTTAATCAAGCCGGTTCAGCTATAAATCAAAGTACTGGCCGAGGTCTTGGTATGCTTAATGCTGGAGCAAATCTAGCGCAGAACCAGATAGGCGCAGGCAATCAGTCTGCTCAAGGCCAGCTTCAGCAAGGCGTCAATCAATCTGGCACAGTATTTAATCAAGGCGTTAATGCATTGCAAGGTGATTTTAGCTCACAAGCTGCAAATGTTAATCCTATGACCGGTCAACGTCAATTTAATCAAGCAGCTCAAGGCGTGGGCGCTTATGCTGGCGGCGGGTTGCAGTCTCAGCAGCAGCAGTTAGCTTTGTCAGGATCACAGGGTCAAGAAGCGTTTAATCAAGCGCTAATGAATAACCCTGGTACTCAGTACTTGCAAAACGAGATGAACAACAACGTTATAAATCAAGGTTCAGCAACCGGTAATGTTGTAAGCGGTAATATATTAAGAGAGTTGCAGGATCGAAGCGCCGGGATAGCATCACAAGATTTGCAAAACCAATTTAACCGAGCTTTTCAAAGTACAGGCCAAGGTTTGCAGGCGGCAGGTCAGCAAGGTCAATTCTTAGCTCAAGCAGGTCAGCAGCAAGGTCAGTTGGCAGGTCAAAATGCACAAATGCAAAATCAAACCAACATGGCAAATGCTGGCAACAAACTAAGCGCGGCAGGTCAGCAAGCTGGTCTATTTGGCCAGCAGGCTAATAATATATCAAACATGTTTAGTCAAGGTGCAGGGCTTAATCAGCAGGCGGGAATTGCGCAGGCTGGCGCGGTGCAAGACGCAGCCAACAGAGGCGCATCAATGTCTCAGCAGGGAGGCTTAGCAAATGCAAATATGATAAATTCAGCTGCATCACAGGGCGCAGGGTTGCAATCTCAAGCGGGAAATAATCAAGCTAATATCTTAAGCCAATTGGGTGGACAGCAGGCAGGTATCCAAAGCAATGCAGGATTAAATCAAGCTAACATCTTAAGTCAGCTGGGAGGCCAGCAGGCTAATATGCAAAACAACTCAGGGTTAAATCAAGCTGATATATTATCGTCTTTGGCGGGTCAAGGAGCAGGCATCCAAAACAATGCGGGATTAAATCAAGCAAACTTTGCAGGCCAATTGGCAGGACAGGGCGCGGGTATGTTAGGCAGCGCAGGTCAGCAAGCTAGCAACATGTATCAAAACGCAGGGCAAGCGCTAGGCGGCGCTAGAAGTCAGGCAGGCAGGGATTTAGCAAGTTCATTAGATTCAAATTCTCAAAACTTGGCTAACTTCCAGTCTGGACAAGGTGCAGGGCTTGAAAGTATTCTCGCTTCTGGTGGTGCAAACATACAGGACTTAATAGCTAACTATGGACAGTTAAACGCGACTCAACAGCAAGAGCTTGCTAGAATACTTAGTAACTTATCTGTTGGTCAAGGTAGTCAAGCTGCAGGCGCTCAGCAGGCGATAGGTAGCGCGCAATCAGGCGGTATAATGGGAAGAGCTGACGCGATATCAGGCACTACAACAGATATAGCAAAATTACTGGGGATGGGTTAATGCCAAGTTTAAATATAGCATCAGCAATTGAGTCAGGAAGAGCATCAAAAGAAGAGAGAAAGCTAAACGCTCTTAAAATGATGGGTATAGAAGACGGTCAGCGCAGAAATGCAATGACCGAAGATGTCAAGACAGCAGAGTTATTGCTAAGAAATAAAGACAGTCAAGGCGCTATGGAATTTTTAAGCGATAGGGCGCAGGCATCATCAGAAAGTGGCGGAGACCCACGGCAAACAATGGAGGTGTATAATTCAATAAGGTCAGGTAACGTACCAGAAGCACTTGACATGCTTGCTAATTACCGTTCTATATTTGACGATGGATATACTGATAAGCGCGCAAGCTCTCAAGAAAAAACAAATTACGTTAACAAAGTTTCTCCGCCTCAAACAGACCAAGAGACCGGACAACAGTATGTCATTATTACTGATCCGAACACTGAAACAACTAGGCGTGTTGACGTTAAGGGCGGTAAGGCTTTAACTCAAGATTCTAAAGATTCTAAGCTAGTAAGGCGGTCATTATTAGATGATGCTAGAGAAGTTAGCAAAGGCGCGTTTGAAGAACTTAAAACTGTCAGATCGGGATTAGGCGCTTATAATGATGCACTAACTGCAATTGACAATAACGCTAGCAGCGGAAAAATACAGTCGTTCTTTCCAAGTTTTACAGAAGCAACTATTAATTTGGAAAATGCCGCATCTAGACTTGGTTTAAATGTAATTTCAGCTACAACGTTTGGCGCATTATCTGAGGGTGAATTAAGGTTAGCAATGGATACAGCTATGCCGCCATTGGAGCCAGTAGCATTAAAGAAATGGATCATTACAAAACGTGCCGCTCAGAAAAAGCTAGGTAGGGAATTGCGCACAATGTCAATAGCTTTAGGTAAGGGTAAGACCACTATTGCAGAGTATCTAGAAAAAACAGGGTATGCAGAAAAGGATATAGCAACCGACGATGACTTAATGAATAAGTATGGTGTTAATTAATGGCCACTGAACAGCAGTTAATGAAAGCTCTTAGAGAGGCTGACGCAGCTAATGATACCAGAGCGGCCCAGTTGTTTGCATCTAAGATAAAAGAGCTTAGAGCTAACCAGCAGACTACTGTTGCACCACAACCTGAAGTAGCTCCACAACCTGAAATCCAGCCACAAGAAAAGCCAGAGGCAGAACCCACATTCAACCCTTTAGAGCAAATGATAGGGGGTCAAGAGAATATGCTTTCTATGGCTACTGGCGGAGCTG